GGGAACTCCTTCTAGGATTCCCCCACTTCCTCGGGACAAGTCTCGAGGATCTAGTGCCAGTCAAGCAGGTCCGTAAAAAGGGCCTGACGAAAGCTGGGAAAGCGGCGTCGGATGAGTTCCTGAACTATGTGTTCGGGATCGCACCGACTGTCGGTGATCTTGCTAAGTTGGTGCAGTCTATGCAGACTGCTACCACGGCCATACAGTTCCTTTATGAGAACTCTGGCCATAGCATCAGGCGTAATATGTCATTCGACATGGCCTCAAAGTCCGAAGTGTTTACAACTGATCAGTTGTCGCACCAAGGAACTATCGAGTGCCAGTCGTCAGCGCCAATGTTTGGCAACAACGGCTCCTACTATAACGTAGGCGGCCGCGTTGCTAACAATGCACTAGTGACAACTCTGACCCTGTCCGAAAGTCGCAAAGTCCGGTTTACCGGTGCTTTTACGCGATTTGTTCCGATCGACGCCCGTTTGGGCACGTCGAGCGCGAAGTTTATAGCGGCTTATGATTCCATTATTGGATTCAAGCCAACATTCGAACAGGTGTGGCAGTTAATACCGTACTCCTGGCTCGTCGACTGGTTCTTAGACATCCAGAGTTCTTTAACTCTGATGTCGAGAGTCCGCGACGATAGTCTACTGATTAACTATGGGTACGTCACTGGCAGTACAATTCGTACTGCTATATGTGAAACCCTCATAGTGCCCACACCTGGAAGAGTTCCCTCTTTCGGGCGTGTTCGCACGGTCTACACCTCTTCAATTAAGGAGAGGATCCGTGCTAATCCGTATGGGTTTATTGAGCCTGGTGCGGTGGAGATAACTCCATTGCGCTTGGCGATTCTAGCGGCGATCGGGATAACCCGGAAGTCGCTAAACTAGGTCACGGCATTCGCCGTGGCTTTCGCCCCCCTCTGTTTGGAGGGGGTTAACCAGGAGGGCCTAAATGGCACTTACAGATCCACAAACAGTTACCATCGGTTCAGCGCAGTCTCTGGCGCGCGTTTTGACTGGAGTGTCAAACGCAACGTACCAGAGTGCTGACGGAGTCTTCATTCTTGAAGTCTCACACCAGGTAACTCGTACTCGCAAGCGTTCTCTCGTCAAGATCTCTCGAAAGAAGATCTCGACGGACGCCCTGACCGACCTGAAGAGTGAAATCGGCGCAAGCCTAAACATCACCTTCGATCGGCCCCTCGCCGGATTCACGGAGGCGGAGCTTCTTGAGCCCCTCACCGGAATTACGACGTGGTTGACTGCCTCTACGAACGCAAAT